CAAGTTGCTTTACAACCCATCTATGCCAGGGAAGTCCTTGACGCAAGGTCTGCCTTACTTTTTTGACGAAGTGCTTGCCTTACGGGTGGAGCGTGATGCGGACGGCAATAGCCAACGCGCCATTATGTGTGACAGCGATGGTCTGTGGCTAGCTAAGGATCGATCAGGCAAACTTGATGCTTGGGAGTCGCCTGACCTTGGCGAGATCATTCGCAAGATTGGGGGTGTGTCATGACTGTATTTGCATTTCCAAATTCTACAAACGGGCAATGCGGATTGACTTTGCGAGAATATTTTGCAGCAAGGGCAATGGTTGCTTTGATACCGATGCATACAAGTGAAAAGTCGGAATTTGAAAATTTTGAACTTGAATACGAATGCATTGCTACTGAGGCTTATGCCTTGGCAGATCAGATGATAAAAATCGCAGGTGAGCCATCATGACCATTTACCAAAAATGGCTAACAGCCAAAGCCAAAGAGGCAGAGGCTACGGCAGAGCGCCGTGAACTTGAGGATAAGATGGTGGCGCAGTTTAGCGTCCCATCGAACCTCGACAAAACCGCAAACTTTGAAGCCGACGGCTACAAGGTCAAGATCGAAGGCCGGATCAATCGCCGGATCAACAGCGAGAAGCTGCAAGAGATTGCAGTCGAGCATGGGTTGATGGCGCATCTAGAATGTCTCTTCCGGTGGAAGCCGGAAATCAACGCGGCAATCTGGAAGTCAACTGACCCAGCAATTACTACCCCACTACTCGACGCCATTACATCTACACCAGGGCGTCCATCATTCACTATCGTTAAGAAGGATTAATGACATGGCATTTTTAGGTGAAACATTTTCGACAGAAAGCCTTCCCGTTCCAGATCGCTCTTTTGAACTGGTTCCAGAAGGCTGGTACAACGCCACCATTACAAAGGCTGAGTTAGGAAAAACAAAGGCTGGTACGGGCGACAAGATTGACATGCGTTATGATATCACTGGGCCTACCCATCAAGGGCGCGTGATTTTTGCTACCCTTAATGTTCGCAACCCAAGCCCAGAAGCAGAGAGAAGGGGTCGAGCGCAGCTTGGTGAAATCATGAGGGCCGTTGGTTTGCCTAAAATAGATGATAGCGATGAATTAATTGGTTGCAGCATTGTCATTCGCGTTAAGATTAAACCCCCATCAAATGGTTATGATGCGCGTAATGAGGTTGGCGGCTTTAAGTCTGCAAGTGGCGCATTGCCACAAGTAACAAGTTCTCCAGAACCTACAGCCCAACCCAGTGGCGCAAAGCCGCCTTGGCAGAAGTAAATAAAAACCCCCGCCCTAGTGATAGAGCGGGGGAATTTTTGTAGGAAAGGAGAATACAATGAGCAAACTGCCCGATCCAGTTAATACCATTACAACGATGATAGATCAATACCATTCTAGTAAGCCATCCAAACCCCGCCCTCACATGGGCGTTAGCTTGTTGGGACACCCTTGCGATAGGTGGCTTTGGATTAACTTTCGCTGGGCAGTGGTCGAGGATTTTGATGGCCGCATCCTGCGCTTGTTCCGTCGTGGACATAGCGAGGAAGATACCATCATCAAAGACCTTCGCAACATTGGTATTGATATTCGCTCTAGCCAGAGGCGCGTAGACTTTGGCAACCATGTAAGCGGCAGTTTGGATGGCGTGATCGAAAGCGGCGTCCCAGAGGCTCCCAAGGCGCGTCACGTTGCCGAGTTTAAGACCCATTCTAAAAAATCATTTGATGACATGGTCAAGAATGGCGTGGAGAAATCTAAGATCACGCATTTTATTCAGATGCAAGTTTATATGCACGGGACCAGTATCAACCGCGCACTTTATCTCGCGGTCTGCAAGGATGATGACCGCATTTATACCGAGCGCGTAAAGTACGACAAGAAGGTGGCCGAAGACGCAATTATACGCGGGAAGCGTATCGCCATGTCAGATCGTATGCCTGAGCCTGTCAGTGCCGACCCTAGTTGGTATCAGTGCAAGTTCTGCCCTGCCCACAGCTTTTGCCACAAGGCAGAGCCGACCAAGCGTATTAACTGCCGCACCTGTTCGCATAGCACTGCAATGGCAGATTCGACCTGGCGGTGTGAGCGCCACGATGCTGACGCCATTCCAGAAGAGTTTCAGCATGAAGGCTGTGTAGATCACATCCTGCACCCAGACATGGTCCCGTGGGTCATGGAAGGATCAGACGATGGTCACAGCGTCAAATGGAAGATTGGCGACAAGTGGATTGTAAATGGCGAAGGCGGCTACAAGAGCAGTGAGATCATTGCCAACCCAGAGGTAATGGATGATCCAGTGGTCCTGTCGGTTAAGGCGCTATTTCCTGACGCAGAGGTAGTTGGCTAATGCTTAGGCCATATCAACAACGCGCCATTGATGATCTATACAAGTGGATGGGCAACAACAAAGGCAACCCGTGCTTGGTGCTGCCGACAGGATCGGGGAAGAGCCACATTGTTGCCGCACTTTGTAAAAATGCAGTTCAGAATTGGCCTGACACCAAAATTATGATGCTGACCCATGTAAAGGAACTGATTGAGCAGAACGCCGAGAAGATGCGCCAGCATTGGCCTGGTGCGCCTATGGGTATTTATTCGGCTGGGATGCGCAGAAAGCAGTTGGGAGAGCCAATCACCTTTGCTGGCATTCAGTCGATACACACGAAGGGCAAGGAAGTCGGACACATTGATTTGTGCATCATAGATGAATGCCACTTGGTCAATCACAAAGCCATTGGGATGTACCGCGCATTTCTGGATGAGTTGCTGCTTTACAATCCTTTGATGCGGGTGGTTGGGCTGACCGCTACACCTTACCGTTTGGGGCATGGGCTAATTACGGATAAGCCAGCAATCTTTGATGACTTGCTTGACCCAGTGACCATCGAAGAACTGATCCAGAAGGGCTTTCTTGCCCCGCTAAGTTCCAAGGTCACTAAGACCCATTTTGACTTAACAGGCGTACACAAGCGCGGCGGAGAGTTTATTGAAAGCGAATTGCAAGCTGCCGTAGATACCGACGAAAATAACGATGGTGTAGTTAGGGAAGTTATCGCCTTGGCTGAAGACCGCAAGTCTTGGTTATTCTTTTGCACAGGCGTCCACCATGCCCACGCCATAGCAGAATCGCTCAGGCGCGAAGGCATTAGCGCAGCGTGTGTTACAGGCGAAACGCCAAAGGAAGTGCGGGAGCAGATACTGTCTGATTTTAAGGCTGGAAAGATACGGGCGCTGACTAACGCCAATGTTCTGACCACTGGATTTGACGCACCGAACATTGATTTGATTGCTATGCTCCGGCCAACAATGAGTCCTGGCCTATATGTTCAGATGGCTGGTCGCGGCATGAGGTTAAAAGATCATACCGACCATTGTCTAGTGTTGGACTTTGCTGGGGTGGTGCAAACACACGGTCCAATCATTGCTGTTACCCCACCTCAGCGAAAGGGTGAGGAAGGGCGAGGGGCGGGTGAGGCTCCGGTTAAGGTCTGCGACAACTGTGACGAACTGGTCGCCATAAGCGCCAAGGAATGTCCGGTTTGCGGGATGGCGTTTCCTGAGCCTGAGAAGCCTTTTTTGAAGCTGCGCAATGATGACATTATGGGTGTATCTGGCACAGAGATGTTGGTCACTGGATGGCTTTGGCGTAAGCATACAAGCAAAACTAGTGGCAAAGATATGCTCTGCGTGTCATATTATGGTCAGTTAAGTGATCCAAGCGTGACTGAATATTTGCCCCTTACCCACGATGGATACGCTGGACAAAAAGCCATAACACAGTTGGTCAAAATAGCACAAAGCGCCGAGGCGACATTTGATGGTGTAAGTTTGCTTGAAGATTGGGCAGAGCGCCTGAACGATGCTAAACCACCGATTGTGATTAGCTATAAGCGCGACGGTAAATATCATAGGGTTTTAACAAGGGATTGGCACAATGCAGCGTTTACCTAAGCCAGACTTTTTAGTGGAATACGAAAAGTGGATGAGTGCTGGTCCGCCTAAGTGCTGTCACACTTGCGACCACTTTGCAGGGGATGGGAAGTGCTTTGCATTCTCCATGTATCCACCAGCCGATTTTGTTAATAGCCAAGGGCAGTGTGCGGCCTGGTCATGGGAAGTGCCTTTCTAATGGAAAAAATACCTACAGAGCATTACGAACAAGCGCGTCTGGTAATGTGGTTTCGCCAGACCTACAGGCCAATGCGAATATTTGCGATTCCAAATGGCGGATACCGATCCAAAGCTGCCGCAGCACAGCTAAAGGTCGAAGGCGTTAGCCCAGGCATCCCTGATCTTTTTATTCCTGCTCTGAAACTGTGGATCGAAATGAAGCGGATCAGGGGAAGCAGAGTGACGAAAGAGCAAAAAGATTGGATAAAATATCTTGCATCCAACGGATATACATGCTTTGTGTGCTTTGGCGCTGAAGACGCCAAATTAAAAATAACTGATTATATTAAGGATTATAAAAATGCGACCTGATATACGACATAAAGTACGCCATCTTTGTAGCTACATTTCCGACAGAAGTTCTGTGTTAGCGCACATTAATCGGGACTATGGCACTTCGTATAAGATGAGCGACCTGACTCATGCGCTCACTTATTTTCCAGCCACAAGCAAGCGCAGGAACACAGATGAAGACGCAATTCCTTTAACGCCGCCAATCTCAACGCACAATGGCCGTGGATACGATCCGCTGGCTATTGCCCTGTTCAAGTATCATGCAGAGCGGACAGCGGGCGAAGAAAAACGGTACTGGAACCAGAAATTAGCAAGGGTATTTTGATATGACATTGATCGAACTTAGAAGCGTTGTTGCGGATCACGTTCAAATGACGCACGGCAACGTAGAATTTATCCGCCAAATCAGAGATGGTGAGCAAGATGATGGCCCGTTCATTGTTGGTGCTTTAGCAATCTGGGCCAGGTTCATGGAAGGCTTGCAGCCAGCGCCGGAGGTGCTTTCAGATGACTAAAATAGCACAAATGGCCCCACGGGGCAGGGCTTATCGTGTGAGTTCAGAAAATTCGTTTCCGCTACGGAATTCACAGGGCTTGACGTTTGCTGAGGTCAAACGCCGCAAGGAAAAGGAAAAGGGCAAATGACCGACACACCGCTCTTTATTATTATTGTCGGCCTACTGGGGCTAGCGGCTTACCTAATGGCAACTGCACCAAAGACAACTGCGCAGGAGCGCAAAGAGATGGAAGAAGATTGGTGGGAATGATCCCTAACGAACCTTAACTGCCTCTTCCCACGCTTGGACTGTCAAACGATGCTTGACACTGCAATCTGTGTATTTAGCAATTATGTCCGATTCCCACAGCGCACGTTCTGGATCAACTAGAACGGCTGGCGGGTTATTTAGTGTCGGACACTTCGACGCCAGATTTGCCGGAGGCAGCGGCATTGGCGTCACGGACACTGCTTTCGAGCAACCCGCGCACAGCGTCAGGAGCAGCGCAATCAGGAGAAGCGGCAGGAACCGTTTTATATATCTCGCGTATGGTATGGGTTCTTTCGGTTGACACCACATTGGCTTGATCTCGTTCAAATTCGTAGGTTTGCGAAACATTATCTACTACCTCTTGTTTTTTGACTCTTAGCTTTTCAGCCTTTTCCAGCGCCTTTGCAAAAGCTGCATCGCACTGCCAATCGCGTACTTTATATCCAGATGCTGCGCCAAGTATTAGAGCGCCGCCCAGTGCATACAGCATCATAGGGTTAGGAATTAAAGCCATGTTGCATACTTCCTAGTCTTTGCTTTGCGGTCATCCAGGCCATGCGTACCGCCATTGATACGCTTTGTCAGCGCAAGAATCGCAGCATCGCCTGTGCCTTGGTCGCAGATACCCCAGAGTTTGTTCCGATCAAAGAACCACAATGCGCTCTCAAAGCACAGTTCACCCGACACAAGGTCGGGGTTGTCCATTACTTCTTGGCGTCCGATGTAGGTGGCGAAAGCTTGGTAATTTGCTTTGCCAGTAAGTTGGAGAGCGCCACGTCCACGGAACTTCCAGCCATCCCCAGACGCTTCATCACCATTGCCCATGCGGTTTGCATAAACTCGATTAGCGATCTTTTTTGGCTGACGCTCATACCCTTTAGCAATAGCTTCAGTCGTGAAATACTTGCCAAAGATACCGCGTAAACCTTTCGCGCTATAGTTAAGGTTTTCGCTAAAAGCCTTGAAGCCGCCGCTTTCATGCGCTGTTTGAGCAAAGAAATGCGCTGCCCGATCCGGTGACAACTTATAATAAGCCGCAGCTTTCTTAAATGTTCCCAGACCGAACGCGCCATCTGCTGTTACTCCTATTTTCTGTTGAAGGTTTACAAGGCTCATTTATCGTCCTTCCGATTATTCCATAGCTCAAAGAGCGTCTTAATCTTTTCCTCAACCACTGCTAGGCGCACATCCATTTTGGCAAGGATGATGGTCAGCGTAATGAACGCTAATACGATAGGCCAAAGTTGCCCAATCAATTCTACAGTAGAGAGATCACCCGCCATTTACGCCTCCAAATTGCGCCAGTTGGGGAAATCAGCATCATCAACCACGCCATCGCTGTTAGTATCATAGCGAAGGTCGTTGCGATACATTTCCCAAGGAGCCATTTCATCATCTTCCAAGTCAACGATTGGGGCTGGTGCTGGTTCAGGCTCGACAGGTTCTTCCTTGTCACGCGCATTGGCGTTCAGGCTCAAGCCGCCCAGTAAACCTACAAACGCGCCTATAATCGTCTGAAAAGCAGGATTAACAATTTCAAGAATTGCTGCGCTATCTACAACATCGTTTGACACAAATAGGCCAACTACAAGCGCCAGGACAACAACAAGAATAACTGCTGACAATGTAATAATTGCCACGCGCACAACGAACTCAACGGTATCGTTGACGCCATCTTGCTTGCTTTCAAAGCTGCTTAAAAAGTTCATTTCAGTTCCCTTTATATATCTTCTCTGGCCTTATACATTTTTTCTATCTCGCGGTCCAGATACCACCGAGCTTTCTCTAAGTCCTCTATAGGATTATTTTTAAGCCCTGCCCTCCAAATATATTTGATAGCATTGCCAAGGCAGAAATTCATATGTTCAGTGATCTGGATGCAATCAATGCCTGATGGATGGCTTTGATAATGCGGTGGGTTTATTGCGTCAGTCATGTTATCTCCAATATATTATATCAAGCTAGAAACGCTCGTTTGGACTCTGGTATATAATGGGTTGGATTTACTTTTGATATTGCGTTCCAAACCTTCTCAATGGGCATTTTATAGCGTCCTACATCCCCATAGGTGCGAGATCGCAATACAAGCGTCATGGCTTGCTTAGAGCGCCAGCCGCCATCGTGGGCATATTTATCAAGTGGGGCTAGGTTATTAAAGCTTTCCCATTGAGCGCCCCCTAGTTCCTTGGCGCTAAAATGGTGTATATGGCCTCCATCTATATAGCAGAACTTGGCCTCACCCCAATCAATCCGATAATCCGTTGACATGATCTGGCGCAGTGCCTCTGGCTTGCACTTGTGACCGTGGTGAACCAGCACAAACGTATTGCCCATGCGATAGCCTATAAATGGGTTTTCGTTCTTTAGCACGTTAACGCGGTTGCTTCCCAGCCGTCCATACAGCCGCCTAAAGTAGTGTGCAGCCCAATAGTCGTTAGTCTCGCTATGGTTGCCCTGGTTGATAATGACATCGACTGTCACGGCCTTAGTCAAAGCCTTTTCAATAATAGCTTCCATGATGTCGAGGTATGCTTCAATCATTTTGGGAAAACGGCTGTCAAAGTCAACTTGGTGACCGCTACGCTCCGTCATAGCCGCCATGTTCTCATAGTGCGTACCATCGCCTAGATCGTTAACGACCATGCGCTCACAATCAGGAGCCATGTCAATCAGATCAAACGCTGCTTGCAAAAGTTCTATCTTAGCAATTTTTAAATCAAAGTTCTGGCCTACCTCATCCTTGTGGGCCAGCATTCCTATGTGTGCATCGCCTATATTCAGCCAGGGGATAATGTCAGCGCCATCAAGCGTCTGCACTTTAGGTGGCGGAATGCTAATTTGACGCATTGCACAATTGGCAATGGAATCTGTTACTGCACGTTCCCAGCGTTCGCGCACTGCCTCTGTCTTGAGCCAGATGTTCTCGCCAGATGCCGTTTTGGTGAGGTGTGAGTAGCCTTTTAGCTGAAATCCCTGTGCTACGGGATGATTAATTCCAGATTCGGGTGCATACCCCTGCAACGCCGCCTTCTTCTTAACTGCGACATGGGCATCACTGGCTGCGCCATGATTGATACCTAATGCAATCGACGCGGCTTTGGCACTTCCATGCAGATTAATTGCATTAAGCAATTCACGTTGTCGCGGCGTAGCGTATGCAAACAACGCCTCATCAATTTTCAATGGGGCAACCATTATTAAGCCTAATCTTTTGGCAAGCGTTCCCCTAAGAACCTTGCTTCAAACCAATCGTAAATGCGTAAGCTCATCCAAACTATAGTCAAAAGGGAGGCCAGTGGCGGTAGAAATTGCAGCAGTGTGCCAAACGCAGCAGCGGCAGCTATCCCATCAGCGAAGTGCTTCACGTTATCCCCCAACTGATTCAGTATTGTATGAACGCTCATTTCGGTTCTTCCGGCCACTCTACATAAAATGGAAACCCGTCTTGATCAGGCACATCTCGCAAAGCCTGTCGATATGATGACCAATTATTTGCAGTTTCCTCTGGCACATCTCTGCTCTGAGTCCAATCTGTTTCTGCAAGCCTACGGCTTCTTTCTACGCGGACATCTTCTGACGCTTGTTCAACACTTATTGCTGTCTCAGATGAAACTGGCTCCAGCCCTAAAACCCAATCTCCAGCCTCCCAACGATACACGCCATCATCTGGTGGAGCCAGATAAGTCCAGTTTGATGATACGCCATCCTTTGAGTCTATTTCTTTTGATTCACCCAAAAAGCCATTTGACTTAATTTCATACACCGTGATCATATCAAGCCCCCGCATATATATATTCGTTTGACGCCAGCCCAGTTACCTGTTGTGGCACAAAGAAAGTTGTGGTCGTATTGTACGAAAATAGTGGGTATTCTGAAATTGGGTTAACCATTGTTCCTGTAAAGGTACTTATGTTTGCCATTGTAAGTACGCGATTGTCGCTGCTTCTAATTGGCGCGGGTTTAGTGTTACTAATTAATCCATAAGAACCTGGAGTAATTTGATTGTATGTAAAATATGATGAACTAGCATTACTGGAAATTTCCCATATTCCCGCCGATGTGCCAAAAATATTGAACGTATATCCGTTGTGAGAATTTACAGACACAAACGAATTGCTTGAACTTGATATAACTGTAGTAGCATCAGAACTTTTATACGATTGCCAGTTCCAATATCCACCGGAATATATAATTGGTGCAAAAGCCCCGTTAGGAATTGCTGTCCACGTTGCACCGCTGTTGGTAGATTTATATAGGCCATATGAAACAGAGCTAGTTGTGGCTGGTGCAAGAAGGGTTGTCCCATCAGTAGCCATAGCACCCGATCCAGTAAAGGAAAGTGTGCCTGGATAACCACCAACCGGAAACTGCCCAGGTGACCATGTAATGCCATCTGAAGAGTAATATACAGAACTGGAATCTTGCAAAGTTGTAGATATATAGTTTGCGTTAATAAATCCTACAAGCTTACCACTAGCATAAAGTAAATCACCCCAACCCTGTACCTTTGCCGTTCCTAAAATAGATTGTCCAAGTTCTGCATGGTAAGTCCAAGTAATCCCGTCTGTAGAGCGAGATATAACAAGTGTGGAGTTATTTCCTTTATGGGCAGAATAGTAGTAAAGTGATCCATCATAAGCTACAGCAGCAGCATTAAAGAATGACCTTACTCGATTAAACGTAATTCCATCTGTGGAAACATAAGGCGTTCCAAGGTAATTGTTAGCAGAACATGCAAAATATAAGTTACCTACTTTTTGAAGATTGGTAAGAACAGATGAGCGAAAGCTATTTTGTGTAGAATGAAACCAATTTTTAAAATCTGTTGAATAATAAAGATTACCACTAGCCGTAGTACTGACTACATATTTGCCTCCGGCAAACAAAACATCAGATATATTTCTTGGAAAAAAGCACTGTGTCCATGTTATGCCGTCTGTGCTGCGAAAAGCTAAATCGCTTACAGAGCCAATAGGATGAGTAAGAAATTCTGTCCCTGTCCAAAATATTCTATTTAAGTTAGGGGCTGTATCTCCAGGGGTACGGACAGTCCAGGTAGTTCCGTTAGTTGAGCTATAGATAATACCATTATCAGCAACTCCTACAACAATACCTAAAGCACTAACAAACACAGCATCGTTAAAAGTGGCAGAACCAGCAGAACGAGCTGTCCAAGTAGTGCCATCAGGAGATGTGTACAAACTACCAGCAGTGCCAAAAGCAATAAAAAGGTTAATTGATCCGGCGGCGAACAAAACACGGCGAAATGCTAAAGAACCTGCTGCGCGTGATGTCCAAGTAGTGCCATCAGGAGATGTGTAACAAGCTCCAGAGTTTCCTACGGCAACAAAAAGACTGTTACCAAAAGTAACATCGTTAAATGTGCTGGACCCTGCTGCGCGTGATGTCCAAGTACCTGTATCGCTTGAACTAAATACAACACCGCTATTGCCAACTGCTACATAAGTAGAAGCACCAAATGCAAATCCATTTAACCCTGTAGTGCTTGGGGTGGTCCTTGGGAGCCAAGTTATTCCATCTGTAGATGTAAGAATACTTGATGTACTGTTGTTTCCCAAAATTATATAACTACCGTTTGCATATCTTATATGAGCACTTCCTGTCATAGAAGTACCGTTTGGAAATGGTCTTGCAGTCCAATTTATACCATCAGATGATGATAGTGTCTGTCCAAATTGATCAACAGTTACAAATTGGTTAGTCCCGTTATAAGCAATAGTCTTAATTGCACCTAAGCTGTTGCTAACGCACGGATGAGAATGTGATGGTTGGGCAGATTCCCGTGTACCACCCGCAAGAACGCTAAGGCCACTAGAAGTAGCTCCAACAGCTTTGCCATTTACATCATAAATTGAAAAAAAAGTTTGTCCCCCACCATCTCGTTTTAATGTCCAAGTTATAGCATCTGTTGATGTTATATAATGACCATTACTCGTAGCTGATCCTACATAATAAGTGCCTGCTACATAAGCTACTTCACGACAACTGCTATTAGAAATAGGAATAGTTCGTACAGTCCAAGTAAAAGCATCCGGTGATGTGTATACTCCCTGATTGCTTGATAAAACGTATTGTCCACCAGCAAAAATAACATTAAATATAGTGCCAAATCCAACACTTGTTCTGTCAGTATAAGTAATTGCATCTGGTGATGTCAGAAGTCTACTAACACTTGATGCACCGTAAGCTATATATAGTCCATTTAAATAAACTATATCTGTTTGTGTTAAGCCAACGCCTCCCTGCGTAGTCCAAGTTATTCCATCTGTAGATGTTGCCGTCGATCCACCAGTGCTGCGAACAACAACAAACTTACCACCAGCATAAATTACTTTTGAATAAACATCATTTGGAATTAAGATCGATGAAACTCTTGTAAAATTTAGTAAATCTGTTGAATAATACATACCAGTGGTGTGCGTAATTACATACATTCCTGCGCCATAAGCTACAGATGTAGGGGTAATGGTAGTTTCTCCAGAATTACGCAAAGTACGAGCTGACCAATTAAGGCCATCCGCAGATACAAGTAATGAACTTCCAGAAGTTTTCGGGCTAGTAGTTGCTACAAATAGGTTATTTACATACCAAACACCTGTAATGGTGTTAATTTCCGCATTAGTTGGCACAAAAGTAAAAGAATCCCCATTTAATGTATGTACAAATTTCGGGCTGGTTGTAGCGCCAAAAACCCACGCGCTCCCACTAGTAGCCATTAGATATTGGTTGCGTGTTCCGCTAGTTGATCCAAAAGTGACACCAACAGGAATTTGTGCGCTTGCTACCGAAACTGGAGAACCAATATCAGGAACATCGCCAAGCGCAGCAGCCAAAGTAGGATATGAGGCTTTGCTGTAGTATTTTCCGGTCTGAAGCCAGGTTCCGCTGCTAGGTGCTACTGATGACTGAACAACCTCACCAATTGTTGGCGTCGATCCACCGCCACCAGCCCAAGGCACATTGACAACCATTTGATCAGCAGAGTTTAACTGAACGCCGTAGGTGCGCGATGCTGTGGTAGTTACGGCATTTGCTGCTGTTGTCTGCACAGTAGCGTCAAAAACTTCTACGCCACCCAATGCGCTAGCCGTTGCCTTTGGTAAAACGTAATTGTTGGCGCTAGTTGCTATGCCATCTAGCTTTGTTTTGTCAGCAGCAGACATACTGCCAGCAGCACCAGTTGTTGCAGCACTGATGGATATAGCTGGAGTAGTGCCGCCAGAACTGGCAATTGGTGCAGTACCAGTGACGCTAGTTACTGTGCCAGCCCCGCCGCCGCCAATCTCAACAATGGACGCAGTGCCATTATCCTTTTTAGTGTAAACTTTGCCATCATATGTATTGATAGCAATTTCACCAAGTTCAAGATCACCCACAAGAGGAACCTTGGCCGCAACTGCACTACGCTTTAATTTTAATGTCGCCATGTGGCTTTCCCTTTTCGCTATATAGCTGGGTTATGTGTTTTAGAATGTACCGCCGTCAATAGTGCTGTTTGGATCAAGATAATCGGTTCCAGCAACTGCCGCTGCATATGAAGTTCCGTTACCCTTTAGCAATCCGGTGACAGCGGCTGTTAGTCCGATACCGCCATAAGCTACGCCAATTGCCGTTCCGTTCCAAGTTCCGGTTGCAATAGTGCCAAGCGTAGTAATCGATGACTGACCGGCATAGGTTGAAGCAATATCAACGCCAGCGCCGCTGACTGTTATCCGGCTGGCAGTCCCAGTAACGCTAAACGAATTACCTGTAAGAGTAAGGCCGTTGCCAGCTATGTATGAACCAGCGCCTGAGAATTGAGCAAATGTAATAGCTGTAGAGCCAAGCGTTCCACCAGCATCAACCGTGCAGACATGACCAGTGTCAGCGTTAATGGTTCCAGTTTCAACAAAGACAAATGCGCTAACTAATTTAGCAAAGGTGTCAGCATCTGTTGATCTTGTCCAAGCTCCAGCCGCTACAAGGTAAATACCGTTTGTGGATGTAGTTGTCTGGTTTTTAACAAGGACGCGGTCACCAGCGACAACTGAAATGCCGTCAATTGTTTGCGGAGCCGAAAGCGTAATGTTGGCAGTAGTCGCTGCAACCACAGATGCTTTAACATCTAGGCCCTGGGCTACACTATCAACATAGTTCTTAGTTGCAGCATCAGTTGATGAGCTAGGCTCTCCAAGGTTTGTTATGCGCTGAGAGTTAAAAGAATAGGAAGATGTGGGTACACCAATATCGTTCAGAATTGCAGAAGATGCTGCCGTGACCAATCCCTTGGCGTTGACGGTTAGCTTAGTAAATGTGCCTACATTGGAATTAACTGTTGCAAAGGTTAGGGCTGCACTGACGTTGGCAGAGCCATTAAAGCTGCTTAGGGTAGCAGTCGCATCACCAGTAAGGGATAAGTCCCTTGCAGTAGCAAGGGTTGTAGCAGTAGCGGCATTGCCGTTTATCGACCCAGCAATAGTGCTAGAAAAGGTCTTAATACCAGCAACGGTTTGAGCGCCTGTAAGTCCAACATAAGCGCCAGCGCCGCCAATGGCTTGGATTGTTGTCGCTGATCCGCCAGCGCCAGCAGAACCCTTACCATAGTAAAGTACATCATCTACTTCGTTATAGGCTAATTCAGCATTTTCTAAGCTAGTAGGCGCTCCAGAAGCGCCAGTTGCTCTACGTTTAATTCTCAGTGTATTAGCCATTAGAAGTTTCCTCCGTCAACAAGATTTTCGCGAGTTTGGTTTTGCCACTTACTGACCGAAGATTTGTAGCATAAAACATTACCATCAGCAATATTTAATAAATCTACATCAGACAATTGAGCTAATGTAGTCGGGCTTGCTGTTATTTGTGTAGTTGCATCTGGGAATTTAAACCCGCCAGTAGTGCTTTCTACAATTCCAGTAGCTGTTAGCTTACCAGTTTTACTGATATTAAATTTAGAACTTGCACCTATCTGGAGATCAAGCAACTTTGAACCAGCCGCACTTGTGGTGTCGGTGACGTTCAACTTAATGCCGTTGAACGAAGTACCACCATTGTTCCAAGTGTCAGCTAGGTCGTAAATAAATGCCATTGGTATCCCCTTCGCGCCACATGTTTAGCACTTTATAGCTTAGATGCCAACCGTATTACTTGTTGGGCTTGGGGTATTGATCTTTTACAGCTAGGATTTTTTGCCGCATGGATTCAGCGGCATCGCCACCTTTCCAGATAGCATCCAACTGATCCCCAATCTCAGGATAGTCTTCTTTGCGCCGTTTGGCATAATCGTCGGTAAATTTAAGGCGCATATTGAACCTCGAAAGTTTTAGTTAGGTACGGGAAGCAAGTGACGGTGACAAAGTATGTGCCAGGGAATGAAAACTCTAACTCTGCTGTGCCATCATCAACTATGACAGATTGATCCCCAAAGGATACTGCTGCGCCAACTGGAACGTTTTCAATTACAGTGCCGTTTAAAGTGGCAGGGTTGCTAGGTCGTTCCGCAAGTTCGCCGTCCAAAACATAGGGATTGACTATGCTTTCATCTACATCAATCGCCTGTTCACCTGTCTGCGTATTCAAGGCCACAGCTTCAGGATCACTGCTAGAAAAGGATCGCACAACCTCGCCACTCTGTTCATTATAGAAATAAACTTTTATCACTTCTTTATCTCCTGAACGCTCAAGGTAACTGGCGAGTAACCAGTAAGGTTTACGGCAAAGGGTCCATACTGGTTATCAAACTTAATGTTATAAAGATAATACCCAGGCGATAGCCCAGTATCAATAAAGTCTATAACCAAAGGAATTGATGTAGTAAACGTGCCGTTTCCGGCAGAGCCTACAACACTAGCTATAATTGCGCCGCTCCCACCCGACCTGTCTAAGAGCGCGTAGCAAATCATATTTGAACTTGATGGAATAGCAGTCATTCTAACAAATAGGTTTGATTCGACGCCGCCAAGTTTAGTAAAGCCGACCTGTAGAATGTTTCCAGATGTTGTAAATGCAGGAATTGTAATTGCAGTCGTAGTTGTCGCAGCCGAAAGCGAGCTAACTGCAAAGTTACCAATCTTTAAAGTACTAACCTGAAGATCACCAATCTTAGCGGTCTGGATCACGCCGTCAGCTATATTTGCAGAAAAGGCAACGATTTCGTTTGTGCTGACCTTTGCCGACGTTATTGCACCCGCCAATATTTTATCAGCAGTGATCGCGTCAGTTGCAATTTGAGTGGCAGTAATTGTGCTGGCAGCAATCTCTGAGGCTGTAATTGTGTTAGCTACAATGTTACCCGCCGCAATTGTTCCTGCCGCTATTTTTGCGCCAGTTATGGTTGCCGCTGCAATCTCATTGGCAGTAATAGTGCTGGCCGCAATATCAGAGGCAGTAATTGTGTTGGCAGCGATTTCATTAGTTGTGATGGCCCCAGCCGCTATTTTAGCTGCCGTTATGGTATTAGCTGCAATTTCATCTGCCGTTATGGCGTTTGCTACAATCTTTGCAGATGTAATTGCATCGTCAGCAATTTGAATAGTTGCAATTTGCCCAGTTACTTTTGCCGCCGCGATAGCCGCCAATTGGCTGTCAGAAAGAGTTCCTGTAACTTTTGCAGCCGCCACTGCCGCAATCTGCGCATCAGCCAAGGTTCCGCTAATATCAACCGCAGGAACAGCAGATGTCCACGCA